CAACTAAAGGGAATGCCGCAACGTTTGCGTATTCTTCAACTGTTCCCGTAAATAAAGACGCCATTTGTGAAAGCGTAATCTTTTTACTAATTCCTGTCGTTGGATCACCTATGATTGTTAAATCAGAAAGCGCAGGCGTTAGTTCGGTCGCTAATTGGTTTATTTTTTTTGATTCCATTAATAATTATAATTTGAAGGTACTTGACACCTATTGTTAATAAAAGGAAGCGACAAGCTAATATCTAATTTTACGCCTGCTAATAAATCAGGATCACTTTCTGTGTAAAAAGTAACAGGCAAATTTTGGTTTAATGTCCAAGTTACTATCGAATAATCTTCAGGGTATCTTAATTGCGCCACAATATCACCCGCCACCTGCGTCATATCTGATAAAACTTCCGTTTCATTAGTTTCTTCCATTAGCATACGATCCATAAAGTAAAGACTAAATGAATAAGCTATTTCTTTTGCACCAAAACTCGCACCTGTTAAAGTCATAAACATAGCAGGATAAGTAACCTCACCATTACTCAATCTTTCCCAAACGTCCCCGAAATAAACAAAATTAATTTGTTCGTGGTCGTTTCCTATCGTTGTCAGTTCTTTGACTATTTGGTTTAATGTCATTCTTTTTTGCTTTTTCCAAATAAACTTTAAGTTTAGTTTGGTTTTTAATTGTTACTTGTTTACTCATATTTAGCAGCAACCTATATTACCTTGATACCTTTCTTCAAATGTTTTTTTGTTTTTGCCTTCGTAATCATCATTACAACAAGCATCACCCAACCACATTGAAACCGTGTATCCTTCATTATCCGGCTTGATTGAATCAATGCCTGAACCAAAGTTTAAATAATTAGGATATGAAGCGTTATTTTGTTTTAAGTATTTAATTAGTCTTTGCTTGTAAAATTCTGCTCTTGCTCTATATCTATTCGCAACGTCAATCATATCCTGCATAGACGGGTTTTCTTGATTCTCACCCGACTTTCTGATCAATCCTTTATTATAGAATTGATATGATAAACCTTGTGGTAATTCTGACATTACAAAATAGATCAAACAATCCACGATATAGTCATCTAATAAAGTAGTTTGTAATTGAGTATATGTATTAGAATCAACCGCATCCTGTAATTCATTGTAAAGCGCTGAACCCAAAGCAGGCAAAATATACATATCCTGCGCCGTCTTAATTTCAGGCAAAACTAATTTTTCATCTACGTTTGCGTGTAATCCTGTTCTATCTTTAATTGATTGAACTGATATAAATAATGTGTTCTTACTCATTCTATTTTCTTGTTACTATGTTTGAAATCCATTCGTGCCTACAACTTGGGGAATGATTGCCGTCCGGTTCTGTCCACCAACCGCCACCACGATCGAATACAGAATATCCTAAACGCGCACTAATTGTTTCTATTTCGGAACGGCTATACATTTTTCCTGCCTCTAATAAATATTTACAAAAAGGTCTACTTGTCTCGATTAATGGCGTAGTGGCTTTACTTTTATTTGAAATGCCAAACTCCTCTTTCCATTCATAGGAATATCTAATTAATAATTCCTTTGTCTGTGGTTTAATCTTTACTAAAATATCACCTAAAGGCGCAGTTAAAATATGCTCTGTAATTATATTTTCATCATATCCTTCGCCGATTGAATATTCTTTAACTTCAACGTATCCATTTTCAACCAAAGTTTTTATAACTTGATTAATTGTTTCTATGCTTTGATCAAGCGAAACGGCTAAAACTTCAGGCGTTATTCTTTTATCCTTAGCCATCAAATCAAGTACATTGGCTTGTAATTGGTTTACCTCTGCAAACATTTGATGCTCTGAATCGTCATTAAAGCGCTTTCTTTGCTTCCAAACATTAAAAGTATCCTTTGCCTCACCGAACTCAAAAAATACGCTAAAATCGTCCTTAAATTGCGCTTGTTGGGCAACGGGTTGATATTTAGTCATATCAATTCCCGCCTTTTCAAGTAACCATTCTTTTGGCGCTATTTCTTTTAATAAGTTTTCAGTAAACTCGAACCCGATAGGCTCTGTTGGAATGATACTTAATTCAGGTTCTGCAATACCTCTAAATTTAGCAAGCATATTGAATACACTTTCAAGGTGCATCTGCTTACTATTTACATAGGTATTTTTAAATATTTCATAACCATCACGCATTTCAGAACGCGAACCTAATTTTCCCGCCTCTGCAATACCAAAGATTGACGGCGTTGTAATTTGATGACCGCTAAATATATTAGTTTGGATTAAGGAATCCACGCGACCGAAGTCCTCTTTTGTAATATCTGAAGTTCCTAAATCGTCAACTATTGGCTTTCTTTGGCTATCATTTACGAAAGCTAAAATAAACTTTTTGCCATCTGATCCGCTAAATCTATTTGTGAAACGCTTTTCAATATTACGCTTTTCTTCATCTGAAGGTTCGCCATTTGGTAAAGTTATTAGTTTACTTGCACTGAATCCTGTTTGCGCATTACCTAAAACGTGCTTAGAAACCTCAATATCTGATTCTATATAATTAAGCGCACCAAAGTAACCCGGCAATGAATAATATCCCATATTTGGACGATATTCTTTCACATAAAGTATTTGCTTTCCAACAGGATTAGCAGGATTAAAAGCGCCGTAAACCATAGGCTTTTCGTTCCTATCAGACCATTCTTCTTTATACCAAAATTGTGTATTGTCTTTATTAGTACGAACTTTTGTATAATCACAATGCCAAATTTCAGCTAATTGCTTAGTAACTGACCAAATGATTTCTAAATAATAGCCGCCAAATAATTCAGCATCTAAAGATACTTTGCGCGTTAGATCTTCAAGACTTTCCATTCTATTAACCTTCTTTATAAAGGTTTCTGCTTCAGGGCTGCCTTTCCATCCGTTTGCGCTAATATAATGCACCTTGCTTTTTATAATAGCGTTATGCTTTGCTGACTTATTAAAAAGGTCAACTAAATAATTAGGATAATCGTTGCGGTCGCCATACTGAATATATCCTTCGCCCTTCTTTTCTTTAAATTCAGGCTGCTTAGCTTCCGCAAATGTTAATACTCTTAAATCCATTATTGTCTTATTTTATAAGTGTCTGTTGTTGAATATTCAGTAAACTCAAAAGGCGTACCGACTAATTCCATTATTCCTGATTCGATCATATTTAAACCCGCAGGATTTGTATTCGTAGTGCTTGCCTGTTCGTAAACTTCATAATCATATTGACCATTTAAAGAACTACCAAAATTAGTATTTGTAACGATACTAAATTCATTATATCTGTCCTTATATTGGCTTATGTCTGTATTATTTAATCTAACAAATTTAACTTCTGTATTTGCGCTTCTATTAGTAAACACAAATAAGTAGTTAGGATTAGTCAATAATTGCTTTTCCGTTAAAGTTAAAATAATATTTTGCGTTTGTCCCTTTGTTAGCCTGATCATATAACTATATAGCTAAAAAGGTAATTTGTTGCATATATGGACATATTTAAGTAACAATACTACATAATTTAAGACATAAAAAAACCGCCGACCAAATTAATGACCGGCGGCAAACCTATAAACCTATGAAAAACAAACTTATGAACCCGGTGTTTCCAAAGCAGAATAAACTGATTGGTTCACGCTTGGTGCTAATGCAGGTTCAGAACCTGTAAAGGTTAAAGTGAAACCACTTCTGTCGCCCTGTGCAGTACCTGTTGAAGCTGCGTTTGCAGTCAAATCGATACCGCGTGTTTTTCCTAAATACCAATAGATTCCGTTGCTATCTTTTACAACCGCAACTAAGCTATTTTGTGCTAACAAAAGTAATTCATTTCTTGTGTTAGTTTGTAGTTTGTTTAAAACTATTTGTAATTCCTGACCATAGAACACCGTTCCTTTTGCTACGGATGCAGTCATTGTTTGGTTAAACATTGAAGTATCTTTCACTAAAGCATATTTCCAAAAACGCTTTCCCGCAGCCTTAGTCAATGCAGTAATTACACCGCTTGCTTCAGTTGAAGTAGTTACGTTTGCAGCTTCAGTAAAATAAACCTCAACGATTCCACCTAAACTATCACGGCAGTCTAAAGTGTATCCTTGTGTTAATGCGCACGCCATTGTTAATTAATTTAATATTTTTTTAAAAAAGGGGTGTATATTTCAACACCCCGTATAATTATGCTAAGATAAACTTAACGATCTCATCAGGGAACGCTACGTTTACACCCATTTTGAACTCAGATACAAAACGAACTTGATCAGCTTCTTTTGCATAGAAAATTTCAAACTTTTCTTCTTCGTTCAATAAATCTGTTCCTAAGAACATATTGCTTAAACGCATTGCATAAACTTTATTTGTTCCGTTTAAACCTTGTAAAGCTACAACTTTAATAGAAGTACCCGGCAAGATAAATTCGCTATCAGCTTTCACATCAATTGAATAATGGAATTGGTTAGCGTTCTTTAATGCAATTGTGTAAGTTCTAAAAACATCTTGACCACAGAAGATAGTCATATCGTCAGCAGCTACAACTTGTGCAGGGATTGCAGAATATACACCATCAAAAATGCTGATTACGTTTGCAGCAGTAATTGTACTCAAAGGCGCACCACTAATGTAAGTAGAAGCGTTTGCAGCAACAACACCTGAAGCAGCACCGATCAATTTAACTAAACCATCAAACTTGTTCAAGTTTACATTTACACTTGAAGTATCACCCTGCCATAAAGAAGTTTCTAATTGAGAAGCAATTGTCTTCGCTTTCTTATCAGCAAATTCTTGCTCAAAAGGAATAGAATCATACATTGATCCTGTTGGTAATGCTTTTTGTAAATACTTAGCTTCTAAGTCTTTTGGACAAAGTGCTTCGTTTACTTTAATTTTTCCAACTGTTACCGTTCTTTGAGTAAAAGTTGTTGAACCTGATGCAGTAAATCCGCAGCTTCCGCCCGCTTGAAATATTGCGTCTGTGTCCATAATGTTAATAGTTT